ACTCATTCATTCTTTCCCCTCCACATAACCGGGTTCGAGATACTTGAGTGCGCTCTTCGGCAGATCGCTGCCCGCTGCCTGCAGTCGCAGAGCCCACGACTGAAGCTCCCCACATTTCATCGGGCAGGGCATCGCTTGGCTTCGGCAGGTGAGCCTCAAGGTAAAGCCTCGACCGGACTTTGCCCGTGATGGATCTGAGGAAGGCAGGATCCCCGAGCTTCTCCCCGTACTGAGTCTCGAGGTAGCGCCGCTTTATCCCAGAAAGCGGACGACCCGCGGCAATCGCGGTGATCCCCTCCCACTCCCAAAAGTCTTTCGGGCGCGCCCCCAGATCCCTGATGGCCTTAAGGCTGCGGTCGACAGCCCGGGCAATGGCAGGATCCGCAGGGCGCACTTCAGCGACAGAAATTTCACTGGCGCTGGCCTGGTGGGTCTTTTTCTCCAGAGCGCGTTCTCGGATTTCCCGGGCAGTCTTCACGATGTCGGCCGGTGCCGGCATTTTGCTGTGCCTCTTTGGCCAGTCGGTAAGCGCAGAGATAGCCGCCCATGCGGGGACTTCGTCTTCAAGGCAAGAAAGCCAAAGAAGCAGTGCCTTTTCTGATGGGGGTCTTCCGTCCAGAAGATCGGCCAGCCCCAAAAGCTGCTCACTGATTTTTTTGACGTCGGAGCCTTCGTACTTGAAGCCTGTCATTTTTCAGTTTCCTTCCTGTTGTCAGTCAGCCCCAGAGCTTTGATGACAAAATCGACCTTCCTGTCATTGCTGGAGCGAGAATCGAATTCAGCCTGATAGTCCTTAACCGCCTGCCACTCGGCGTTGATAGAAATCCATCCCTTGGTCGCACAAAGCTCTACCGCCTGCTGGATGCTCAGCTCGGATCTGAGGACCTGCGCTTTAAAGTGCTTCCACGCGGTTTCAGTGAGCGGTGAGTGCTTTGCCTTGCGTACCGTCATCCAGTCTCTGAAAGCGGACTCGGTGAGCTCGACACCGAGCTCCGGAGGTTTGAATGCCTGATGAGTTCTGGTTTTCTCTTTCGACGCATCCGGGATCTCGGATAGCGAGAAGCGGTGTGTCTGTGCCTCCCGCTTCGCCGCAGGCGAGGAGGGAGGTAGGGGGTTCTCTCCCCTGATTTGTTCATTGATATGTTCACTGATCTGTTCGTGTCCCAAATTCGGTACTACTGGTTGTCCCGTTTTCGGTACTACTGCCGTACCGTTTTCGGTAGTACCGTTTTCGGTAGTACCGTTTTCGGTACGACAGAGGGCATAATTAAGCTGGTACCGATTCGCGTTTCTCTCACTTTTTTGAGCTGAAACCACCCCGCTTTGGGAAAGAGCTTTCAGAGCTGAAAAAACTGTCTTGCGATTTAAGTGCGTAATCGCTGTTAGCTTTTCTACAGACGGGAAGCACCGTCCGGCATCGTCCGAAAACTTCGCCAGGGCAAGAATCACCAGGCGTTCAGACGAAGAGGTCACGGGCGCCTCCCAAGCAAAATCGGTCGCTTTGTAGCCGTGCATTTAGAAGCCTCTCGGGAGCCCTTTCCACGCTTGAAGCTTCGGATACTTAAGCCGGAAGTACGGAAGCCGGCTCTCTGGGATGCCGAATTTCTTCCACTTCCAGACTGCAGGCAAAGAAACCCCGAAAGCGCGGCTCATCTCTGTAAGTGAGTTGAATTCCTCTCTTATTTCCCTAAAAGCGAGTTTTCGCCTTTCGTCTAACTCAGTCATATTCTCACCAAAGTGAAATTTCTTCTTTAATAATTTAACTCAAGTTAATAATAAAGTAAAGCACAAAGGGAAAGAAATGGCATAACCTAAGTTAATATTTACAGAGAGGCAAACATGACTAGCTGGAATGATCGCCTAAAGCAAGTGATGCAAGAAAAAGGGGTTTTGGCTGCTGATTTAGTCCGAGCTACTGGGCTATCCCCGGCGGGGATAAAGAAATGGTTAGACGGGGCAACGCTGGCACCCAGATATGATGACGTCATTAAAACGTGCCGCATCCTTAACGTTTCTCCCGAGTGGCTGATGGACGGGGTCGGAGCCGCCGCTATAAAAAATTCCATCAAATTGGACCTGATCGACATAAAAGGCTCATGCGGCACTGGTATAGAGAATTTTGAAGAAATCCCTCAAATCCGCCAGCTTCTTGTTTCTCCCGAGTGGTTCAGCCGGCATTTTTCATACTTTAAACCGGGAAATATAAAAATCATTTCATCACTGGGCGATTCCATGTCCCCAGACATCGAAGACGGGGACGCTGTATTTTTAGATACCTCCGATACTTCTCTAATCCGTGATGGAATTTATGCGGTTCTCATTGATTCAGAGCTATTTATAAAGCGAGTGCAACGGGCTCCGGGGAAACTTATTTTCATAAGCTCTAACCCGGTTTATACGCCGTTCGAAGTCCATTCCTGCGATGGCAGAAATGTCCGTTTTCTTGGGCGAGTGATCAAAAGTATGAGGCTTCTTGATCTTTGATGTAAAAAAGATTTTTTTACTTCACCCTTAACCTCCTCTGACAAAAGAGGAGGTTTTTGCGTCTCTGCTATTTACTTTTGAATTAACTTAGGTTAATATATTTATCGGATAAGAACACTTTGGTGAAATATTCAAGGAGCCCTCATGTACACCTACCGAATCAGCATCACCTCCGATATCGCGGATATCAATGGCAAGCCCGCCGCCGAGTGCGAGCTGATCGATTAACAGGAGACAGACATGAAAGACACCGTCATCGTGGGTACAGCCCTGTTCCTCGCACTCATCGGCGCGGCAACGGTGCTCGGCTGGGTGTACTGGGCAATCTGCGCAATCGCGGGGGCGTGAGATGGAAGGCACAGCAAAGGTATACGAAGCGGTGCTGGAAGTCGCCCGCGATCTCGGCAGAGCCGGCATCGGGAAGCGATCCTCTCAAGGACTGCGGTTCTCATACCGCTCGATTGAAGATGTGCTGGCGGCTTTAAACCCGCTTCTGTATCAGCACCATCTGATCATCTACCCAGAGCGAATTGACCAGGAGCCGGAGCAGTCCGTCAGCACTCGGGGCGGCGGTGTGCAGCGCCTGGTCCGGACGACGATTACATACCGTTTCGTAAGCACTGAAGACGGGAGCTCCTTTACCGCGCAGGCGCTCGGAGAAGGGCTTGACAGCAGCGATAAGGCAAGCGGCAAGGCGATGAGCTACGCGTTTAAGAGCGCGATGTTCCAGACCTTCTGCATCCCGGTTATCGGCATGCCAGACCCTGACGCCGAACAGGGAACCGAGATAGCCGCGGCGCCGGTCTCGCAAGATTTGCTGGACCGTGCCCGTGACGCCGCTATGAGCGGCCTCGAAGCATACAGAACTTTCTTCAAGAGTGTCTCTCAAACTGAGAGAAAGAGCCTCGTCTCGTCAGGCGAGCACGAAAAACTGAAGGCATTTGCTGAAGGAGGAGAAGGAAATGCAGGCTGAATCACTTAGCCACGGAGACGCAAACCCACTCCAGCGAACCGCGAAGTGGTTCTCAGACCGTTGCGGCTGTCTCACGGCATCCCGCGCGGCTGACGCGCTGGCGATATCGGCGAAGACCGGGAAACCGCTCAAATCCAGGCAGGATCTGATTGATACACTGATCGCGGAACGGGCAACCGGAGTTGCGCAGAGTTCCGGGACGACCTGGGCGATGCAGTGGGGGATTGATCATGAAGTTGAGGCACGCGAGGCGTATGAAGCGGCTACAGGCGAGATGGTGGATCTGGTGGGCTTCATCCCGCACCCGGATATTCCTTGGTTTGGAGCGTCTCCGGATGGCTTGGTCGGCTCGGATGGGCTTGTAGAAATCAAGTGCCCGCAGACTGTAACCCACCTTCGCCGCATAGCGGCTGGGGTCCCAGCACCAGAGTA